GTCAACGATTTATCTGTCAAGGTCAGTCGGTCAATCTGTTCTTCCCTGCCGGTGCAGAGAAGTCATATGTGAACAAGGTGCATCTACGTGCATGGCAGTTGGGTCTCAAGGGTCTGTACTATCTTCGAACCGAAGCAAAGTCTCGTGCAGAGAATGTATCAGAGAAGGTTGAACGAGTTGCATTGCAGGATGATCAACGCAGTATAGTTTATTCTAAAAAGAATTGTCCATTCTGTGCAATGGCAATGGAGGAACTGAAACTTCGGGGTATACCTTTTGACAAAGTTGATCTCGAAGAAATTGGTAAAACTGCCGCAGAAGTCACCGGTAGAAGGGTAAATACTGTACCACAGATTTACATTGAAGGTCAATATGTCGGAGGTTACGACGAACTCATGATTCATTTCAATGGTGCGAATGCACAAGAAAGTGAAGAGTGTCGAGCCTGTGAAGGGTAATATTTACACTTGACATTGGTATGTTTTTATAATAAACTGGTAGTAAAGTAATCACTAGAGGAAACTCAAATGAAAAAGTTAGCAGTAGCTACAGCAGTTGTCGCGTCACTTGTGACTTTAGAAGCAAACGCATGGGGAAGTTCTGAACAGGATGTCTTGAAAGGCATCGTCGGAACTCTCATAATCAGAGAAGCACTCGAACATCGAGAAGATCATCGCCGTGGATATCCGGTAAACAGTCCAATTTATCACGGTTCTGAGAGTCGTTTCTATTGCAGAGAAGATGAGATTACGTGTGCATATAAGCGTGGTGTCTGGGAACGTCAACAAGCAGAACACGCAGAAGCGGTTCGACGAGCATATCAGTGTGGTCGTGCTGGCGCTGATGAATGCTAATAAAAAATATCAACGAATGGGCCCTCTTAAATGCAGAGAGGGCCTCCTCTTTTATAGGATATGCTGAAGGTAAGCACCACTATGATGGAGGGTTTGGAGAATATGAAAAAGCATTCAAACATTTGTCTAATAAAAGAACGGCGATTGATGTTGGTGCGAACTATGGGTTCGTAACCAAATTTTTAAGTAAAAACTTTCAAAAAGTTTACTCATCTGAGATTATACCCTACACGAGAGAATGTTTAAAGACTAATGTTAGTCGACAAGGCATGAACAACGTGGAGGTTCTGAATCACGGATTTAGTAACGAAAACAAAACTGTCGATGTATTTTTTAATGCTGCTTGGAGTGGTCATGCTTCTGTTATAGAAAATGAAGCATCTGGATCAAAACGAGTATCGTGCCCCGTAAAGACCATAGATAGTTGCGAATATGAAGATATCGATTACATTAAAATTGATGTAGAAGGTCAAGAACTAGAAGTGCTTCAAGGAGCACAAGAGACCATTAGAAAATGTAAACCGATGATTTCTGTTGAGGTGACGTTTATTAATCCAGAAGGGTTAAAAAGAGCATATGATGCCTGTATGTTTTTAGAGTCATTGAACTATAAATTTATCTCAAGGGTAAGAAATGATTACCTTTATATTTCAAACGAGGAACAATAATGTCACTGTTAGATTTTTCACAAACCTACAAACCATTCCAGTACCCTTGGGCAGTTGAACTGTCTAAGAAACATGAAGAAGTTCACTGGATTGAAGACGAAGCGGAGTTGAGTGAAGATGTCCAAGACTGGAAAACCAAACTCACCGGAGACGAAAAAGAATTTATCACACAAGTGTTGCGGTTGTTTACTCAATCGGACGTTCAGGTGGGTGAAAATTATCACGAACTTCTCATCCCTAAATTCAAGAACAACGAAGTGCGTAATATGCTTAGCTCGTTCGCCGGTCGTGAGGCGGTACACCAGAGAGCGTATGCCCTTCTCAATGACACGCTTGGTCTACCGGATGAAGAATACCACAAGTTCCTTGAGTACAAGGAGATGGCGGATAAAGTAGACTTCATGAAAGAGGGTGACACATCGTCACACACCGGACTGGCTCTCGCACTCGCGCAGTCAGTGTTCAATGAGGGTATGTCTCTGTTCTCTTCATTCGTGATGTTGTTGAACTTCCAACGTTTCGGCAAGATGAAGGGTATGGGTACAATCGTTGAGTGGTCTATTCGTGACGAAACTCTACACGTACAGGGTAACGCAAAACTGTTCCGTACATTCTGTGAGGAACATCCTCGTATCGTCAATGACGAACTAAAGTCAAAGATATATACAATGGCGAGAAACGCAGTAGATCTCGAAGATAAGTTTATTAATTTGGCATTTAAGGGGAACGAAGTTGAGGGTCTTACTAAGGAAGAGGTACGCCGGTATATACGTCATATTGCTGACCGTCGCTTACTCCAACTTGGTTTACGAACAAAATTCCGTCAGAAAGATAACCCATTACCATGGCTCGACTGGGTGCTCAACGGTGCATCACACGATAACTTCTTCGAGAAGAGGGTAACAGAATACTCTGTGGTCGGCATGGAAGGCGACTGGGGTTGGGATGAGGTAGCGTGAATGTATGATGAGTATGAATATGATCTGTACTGTGAAGTGTGTGAATCGGATCTAACCCTAATCGTAAAAGACGGTTCTGCGGAACCACCTGAATATTGTCCTATGTGCGGAACTCCACAGAAGGATGGAGAGTGGGGATAGAGATTGTAAAACATCCCAATCCATTTCGGAAAGATACGCTCTTACTGATTTTTGGGATTCAACGATTACTTCCAGAGATTCACGAACGTTTAATCGAAAGGCTTCGATATGAATGTCCTTTCGATTATGCTATTGTGGATCTGCACAAACCCGAATATGACGAAATCTTATCCTACGACAAAAAGTGGTGGGGTCGTATACAGATATTCAAATTGTGGGACATTCTTCAACAGGTTCCGGAACAATACAAATTTATAATAAGAGGCAGGAACGACGTTCGTTTTCGATATACGAGAAATTCCCATCTCACTCGAAAAGAAGAAACATCACAATATAGAAGATTGGGAATACAACTTCGTGAGTTAATGGATGCCATTTATGTCGAACCTAAATTTTTAAAACACAAGTATGTTCTCTTCGTAGGAAACACTGTGGAGAAAGGACATATTTTAAAATCTCTGGAACACCAAACCTTTAAAACTCTGCCCGATCTCATGATTTGTTTTCACCGTGATGAAATGATTAACCCGTGGGGGCGAGTTCCTCTCACCCCAAGCAAGGAATTGTTAGATCTAAAAGAAAACCACCCACAACGATGGGCAAAAAGTAAAGAAGTTCAGGTACATTATTTTTGGCATAAAATGTTCAATTGTCGATGTTGTGCTTTTCAAAGTCACATAGATATAATAAGATCTGGAGAGACAATTGACGAATATGTGGTACCTTGACGACAAACCATTTGAACCCACCGAAGAGTTCCTAAAACAGTATCATGGATTCGTCTATGAGGTCACTGAGTTGGCGACCGGCAAGAAGTATATCGGTAAGAAAGGGTTCTGGTCTACTCGCAGGCTTCCACCACTCAAGGGTAAGACTCGTAAACGTCTCACAATCAAAGAGTCAGACTGGCGAGACTACCACGGATCATCCGAAGAAGTTAAACGCCTTGTAGAGGACGGTGGCGTCTTCAGGCGGGACATTCTGCGTCTATGTAAGACAAAGGGAGAGTGTTCTTACTACGAGGCGAAGGCACAGTTCGACAAGGATGTGTTGTTCGATGATACATATTATAACGAATTTATTGGTTGTAAGATCCATTCCAAACATCTAAAATGATAAATAAATCTATACATTCAATTGAGGTTTGATCGTGTTACGGTTTTCACAATATCTGGAAGAGGGTGTCAATGACCCCGCAATCTTTAAGGCAGTATTCCTCGCGGGTGGGCCTGGTTCTGGTAAGTCATTCATCGTAGGTAAGACCGGTCTCACATCGATGGGATACAAGGTCGTGAACTCTGACGACGCATTCGAGGCAGGAATGAGAAAGGCGGGTATGACGATGTCACCCGATAACATTTTCTCGCCAAAGGGTCAAGAGATACGCGGAAAGGCAAAACGTCTCACAGGCACCAAACAGGCGCGTTACATAAAGGGTCGGCTGGGTCTTGTGGTCGATGGTACCGGTAAAGACCCTGAGAAGATTGCACGACAGGCACAACAGATTCAGACACTAGGTTACAAAGTCGCAATGATTTTTGTCAACACAGACCTAGACACCGCACTCAAAAGAAACAAAATGCGTGAGCGTTCACTCCCCGATGCAGAAGTAGAAGCATACTGGAAGGCAGTGCAACGCAATGTTGGTAAGTTCCAACGTATGTTTGGTAAAGAGAATTTCCTTGTAGTCGACAACAGTGAAGGTAAGAACTACGAGAAAGAAACACTCCGTGCGTACCGTGATGTTCGAAAGTTCACTGACAAACCTCACAACAAGAAGGCACAGGCATGGATTGATACAGAGAAGGCGGCTATCCGTCAAGCGGGTAGAACTCGTGGTGGAAGTGGTAGCAGATAACACTTGACACCCTGTATAGATATGTGTATAATGAGCTAAACGCGATAAGGAAATATTATTATGGCATTAACAAACAATTTAGCGGTATTTGAGATTCTTGAGAAAGCATCTAAGAAACGCGCTAAAAAAGACAAGATAGAAGAATTGAGGAAACACGAAGATAATATGGCTTTGAGAGATATTCTTCAAGGTACGTTTGATTCAAGAATTCAGTGGAATCTACCCACTGGGCCTGTTCCTTACACTCCAAGTTCCGCAGAAACTCCCCCGAGCACCCTTACCAAAGCACACATGAATTTTAAGTATTTCGTAAAAGGTTTACGTGATAGCGAAAAATTGATGGGTGTTAAAAGAGAAAGAATGTTTATCGATATGCTCGAGTCAATACATCCTCGCGATGCAGAACTCGTTTGTAATATGATTAATAAAAAACCGCCTATGAAAGGCATAACTGAAAAACTTGTAAAGGAGGCATTTCCAGATCTTTTGTAATGATATGATTCCCATTAACTAAAATAAGGAGAGTACATGGTTCAAACGAATCAGTTAGAAAGACTTAAAAAAGACTCGCAAGAGTTGGGACATTACATTCACAAATTAAATAAAAGGGGTAAGGCAGATATTGCACACAAAGTTGCTAAACGACAATTGTTCTTAGACACTGCAATATCACAAGCTGAAACTCGACTAAGGGGGTGATCCTTTATCTGGAACTGGCCCCTTAGATGGGGCCTTTTTCATTTCTGGAATCTCATTATGCCAACATACGATTTACGCAACAAAGAAACTGGGGAAGTCAAAGAATTCCTCATCTCCATATCAAAGAAAGAAGAGATGGTCTCCTCGGGTGAATGGGAACAAGTTCACCTTGGAGTCGCAGACCTTGTTACTCACACTGGATCAATGCTTGGAAAAACAAGTGGTGATTGGAAAGATAAATTAAAGCAGATCAAAAAACAAGCGGGTCGCAGAGTAACAAACACCATTCATGACTAAAACAAAACAACAGCATTCTGAGTCGATGAACATTCGTATCGACGATCTTCGCACAATTGAACCAGTTACCGGTGCACAGAAATATGCATGGCAATCATGGCGCGAGGGAGACAACCTCGCCATGGTCGGCACTGCGGGTACCGGTAAGACATTTCTTGCACTTTATCTTGCACTCGAAGAGGTGATGGACAAGTCAACCCCGTTTGACTCTGTTCGTATCATTCGCAGTGCAGTCCCTACTCGTGAGGTGGGATTCTTACCAGGCTCTATTGAAGAGAAACTCAATGCATTCACTGGCCCATATCGTGCGGCCTGCGCGGATCTTTTTGAGGATGATCGCGCATATGACAAGTTAGTTCATAATAAATACATACAGTTTGAATCTACTTCGTATATTCGGGGTGTGACGTTCGATAACAGTATTGTTCTGGTAGATGAGATGCAGAACCTCAACTTCCACGAACTGGATTCTGTGATTACACGTGTTGGACAATGTTCTAAAATCATTTTCTGTGGAGATGGTCGCCAGTCAGATTTTAAACAACAGACCGACAAGAATGGAATCAACACCTTCCTTGAGATACTTGAACAACTGAAGCACTTTACTGTGGTTGAGTTCTCATGGGAGGATATCGTTCGCAGTGGTCTCGTAAGAGACTACATAATGACAAAGGAGTGGATGGGGCTATGAGTGACCTATTCGATTTTGGATTTACAGCAGTAACCGAAGACGAACTCGATGTAGTTCGTAGTACACAGGCAACACTTGGAACAACGGAAGCGCAGTTCGATAAACTGTACAATGCGATTGTTCCCTTGTTGAATAATCTCAAGGCAAACCCTG